CTTACTATATCTCTAGTTTCATTATCTTCTTCGACTATGTAATCAGATCTATCAATTATACCTTTTGCAAGTTTATAATTCTTCATTAATCTTCTTGCATTTTTACGTATTTGTTTAAGACCTTCCCACTCTAACCAATCTAAGTTCCATGCAGCCCACTCATCATTTTTTTTCTTTTTTGGTAAAAATTGCAAAGGTTGAGTAATAGTACCAACTCTATTTCTTTCAGATTTTGCCCCATTTTTTAACTGAAGTGCATTATATACTTGCATAGTTATTATTTAATATTTTTAAAAGCAGATTTTTTAAATCCTCTACCTCCTGATGTTTTGTTTTTTCTACCCATATGTCTAAACGGACTACTATTTAATTTAAACAAATTTTCTGACTTTTGCAACTTTTTAGCTGCGTCATCCCTTATGATTTGTTTAGTATAACCTCTGTTAGATTCTTGAATTCTCATAAAAGATACAAGTGCTACAAATGATACTAATCTATCTACGTTGACTCCATCTGCATATTCTTGCATTTCTTTGATAAGCATTGGATCAGGAATTCTTTCTATTCCATATGTAGTTTTTACAACAGTACCATCTGGTTTTGTTTCTTGATCAAGCTCTTCTCTGACAAACTCTATTCCATAACTAAGAAGATGTGACTTAAATAATGTACCTGTATTTTTCCAACCATATTCTTGGAATACATTCTTATTAGCTCCTAAGTCTTTTAAGAACATTATTTGACTTTTAGGAACTAAATACTTTTGCTTCTTTCTGCTTATCATGTAATTAATAAACAAAGAGATGTTATTTTCTATTACAGTCCATGCATTATACCATTCTATTATAAGCTCTAGCCTTTGATGAGTTTGTTTGATATCATCAAATCTTCCACACCATGCAGCTACAATCTTACTTTGCTCTATATAAGTTTCTGTTTCTGTTCCTGTTACTTTAGTAACTTCTACAGAATTTTTAACTACATAAATAGAACACAGTGAATCAGATGTTGTAGTCTTACCTTCTGCTACGGGGTCAATAGAAGCATAATAACTTCCAAAGTCTGGTTTTTCTTTATTAGGTCTTTCCCATACTACAAGACATCCTGTTTTATCTTCAGTCTTCTTGTTTACTGGAAATTCTTTTATAGGCTGCTTATTACTTTTTTTAACAGTTGGTTTACCATTAGCATCTGCAGATATATCTAAAAACTCATATCCATATTCCTTTTCTTCTATTCTTCTTGCTTGAGCAGAAAGAAGATGTGTAGGAAATACAGAAACAGATCTATTATCAAAAGCTTCTTTAATATTTCTTGGATGCTGAGATATTCTAAGTTGGTAATCTTCTGGAGCTAGCTCTCTTTTCCAATCATCAAACTGTTGTTGCAAAGCTATTGTAGCTTCTTCTACATTAGAGTTACCATATTGATCTATATGCGGAGGCATTGACCATTGTTCAGGAATAAATAAACCTGACATACCTTCAGTACCTTTATGATCTATTAAATTAGTTTCTACAGCATACACATCTTTAGATGTTGGATTAAGTATCATATCCTTAAGAGGGTTGCATTGTGACAGGTCACCCACGGATCCTGCTGCTATAAATAATCCTGTAGTAGTAAGTCCTGATCTCATCGCTGGTCTCATGTACTCATATGTCTTATCCATCTTAGGTGCAATACCTGCCTCCTCATGAAAGAAGTATTTAACTGGACCCCCTACACCATTTGTTGGATCTTTCTCAAATGACATACCTTGTATAGTTCCTTTAAGACCTACTTCAGTTTTTCTATTACCTTTCCTAACCTCAATCTTCTGCTGCCACATCATTACCTTACTAGGGTTCATAGGTCTATACCATGCAGTATGTTCATTTAAGAATGCAGCATACTCATCTAGGAACTTCCAGGATCCTTTCTCATTGATATAATCCTTAAGACTGGCTCCTATCTTTAATGTTACCCCTGGCTCAAACCATTGCTGATTAATAAGTTTTGCCATGTGATAATAAGAAGATGCTATCTGACGTTTCTTTAATATAGCAACATGTTTGTAGTTTAACTCTGCCAGCATCTCATATAATGCCATGTGGTATTGAGCATCTCTAATATCAGCAAATCCAAACTTTTGTATTTCTTTATTAAAGATTGGTAAGAAGTTTAACCACATGTAATAATCTCGTGCTATGTACCAAACCTTATCTTTTGATTTAAAGATTACTCCTTTTCTACACTTCTTTTTTTCTCCTTCCCAGTAATTAATAAAATCTCTTGATTTAAAAGGAGCTGCACAATAAAAACCTTGTGTATTAAACTTAGTAGCTTCTGCATTAAATTCATAAGATACATCATCAAATGCATACTGACCAGGTTCTTTGAACAAATCTCTTATATAAGCAGCAAAGTCTTCTCTAGTATCAAAGTCTGTACTAGTCCATGTACCATTATCCCATGTAGGAATGTCTTGATATATTTCTGTATCATTGATCATATCCTAATCCTATTCCACCTCTTACATTACTTTGCTGTTCTTCTTGAAGATCTTTATAAGCTCCTTTAAATGATTCTCTAATCTGCTGATACTTAGCAGCTGCATTTACCAAAGAGTTAATATTACCATCTCTACCGTGTTCAATAGGTGTAGTCTGCATATATCTACCTAATCTATCTAACATGGCTGCAATACCTTTATATGCTCTTGATGTTGGTGTTTGATACATTTTCTCACAAAACTTAAGTGCTGCCCATACATCATCATCTTCTGTAGAAAACTCACCATCTACTTCTTTCATTATAACTTCTTCTTTTTCATGTTCAGGAGTATGAAAGAATGGATTCATATCAGGATTAGGACAAGTCATATAAAATAGATACTGATAGATTTTTAGATGATCATCTGGATAGTTATCCATTATATCTTTTAATGACTTAAGTGTATAACAATGTTCTGTTGGAACTACCTTGCCGTTTTGTATATCAAATAGTTTTGCAATCATTTCTTTTTTAGTTTTTTTCTATTATCATGTAGATAATGTATTAATGATATTACTTCATCTTTTAAATAAGGTACAGGTATTTGAACTAAGTCTTTTAATATAGGATCTCCTTGTTCTGTGTATTTAGTAATAGGATATCCATGTTCATCTTTACCTTCTTCCTCAAACTGAACATGATGAATGTACATAGGTCCAGGTCTTAATTTAGGATTATGCTTTAATATAATATACATATAAATACTGAGCTGCAGAGCATAATGATTAAAATTACAGTCATCTAAGTGGTTAACAGGAAACTGCATTTTTTGTGATATACCCTCCCAATCTACATAAGATTGCATCTTTATTTCTTTATTTGTCTTATAGTCTATAATAGATACTTTCCCTGCAACAACTTCTACTAAATCTGATTGTCCACATATACCTGCAGACTTTAAGTACACCATATGTTCTGGATATACACCTGGATCTAATTTCTGCTTTGGAGAAATTTTAACACCCTTATCTTTTGTTATTGGTGTAAATATAGGTACAGTAGTTCCATTTCTTTCAATTGAAGCTAATGAACATAAGTCATCTTCTCTTTGATTATGATAGAAAGTTCCAAGTGCCATTGCTCTCTCAGATTCTTTTTTCCAAACTTCTTGAATTTTTTTAGGTGTCATTCCATACCATTTGGAGTTTTTTCTTTTAGAAACTTTTTGAGCTATCTTTTTAGCATCAAAAGGTTCTTTAAAAAAAGATGTAAGAGTTGTTACACTTATCCAATCTATAAAATCATCTTGATTAGACGATTTATAGCTATGATCTTCTTCTGTAAATATTATACTCATAGCTCACCAAGTTTATCTTCTTCATCTTCAGTCATTAAAGCTTTCCATTCTCCTAATGGACATTCTGTAGACAAAGCTCTTGTTTTAAAACTTAATGAACATCCGCAGTTACCACAACAAGGTTGTGTACCTGGCATTTCACATTCAGAACCTTTTTTATCTATTTCAGG